CCACACCAATCAAGAATGGAAGTACAACTTCATATGCGCACGGCGTACTCGGCTATCACCAGGATAGCAGCAATGCCCAAAGACACCACCTAAGGAAAACCTGGAGTAACGCCCCTTATGCAGCAGAAACTAATGTTGCACACCATTATTATGTTTAGGTTACACCTGTACATAAAACTATATAACTCGCAAAAACAAATCTATCTAAAGAGTAGAAGAAGAAGAAGAGGAGAGGGAGGAGTAATCGGGAAGAACATCAAATGGAGTGTTCAAATGCCGATCACGAACTTTCATACTATCCATAAGTTGTTCCAACTTAGAGATACGATCACCAATTGGGTCAATCTTTCTCGATTTTGACAAGAACTCATTGAACGGTGTGATCCATATATCCCACTGTTGGGCACTACTTCCATAGAAAGTGCCTATCTGAACACCATCTAAAATACCACCTGCCATATTTATGACACATGAGTGGCACGCACTATCAGCATTATCATTACCAGTACCACGCACATACTGAATGCCAGCGGAGTTTTCCACCACTGTCGCATTACCAGTGAGTGCTTGCACTGACCCTGAGGGAGTAAGCACTGTGCTACCAGTAAACCAACATCCCATGACGATTAAATAACGACCTGTATAAGCAGCCTGATTGTTGATAGTAAATATCATACTCGTTGAAGTACCAGATATTGAAATACCAAAAGGAGAGCCACCTGCACTATGATTCGTCAAAATCACCGGAGAAGTGTTTAATGCAGCAACTGTACCAGTTGTATGCTGTGTGAAATTAGATGTGATAAGGTTAGTTTCAAGGACAGGACGAGAGAGTCGAACTTTATATGAGACCCAAAGCTCACCGATACTAGCACCATTAGCGCCTTGACCAGTTGTTGCTACAGACATGGATCCTAAAAAATCCATTCGCGCATCTCCAGGAATACCAGTTATAGTATTCAAGCCAGGAATGACATAGTTACTGCGAATGACGTTTCGTTTGGGGTCACACTCAATAGGGTGAAGGAAGGTGTCGTATTGTGTTCCAGAGGAACTATACTCAGCACTATCCATTTCACGCTTATTGGAAAAACCAGCATCATAGACGTCATACTCAGTAGCCATCAAGACAGTCCCGACAGCACCAGTAGAACTATTGACAGAGGTACCTGATGTCGGTCTATATTCGAACACCAGACCTTCAAAGTCATAAATTTCATAAAGTGAGGCTAATTGCGATAACCAGGGAAAAAGAACAGGATTTCCGGGGTTAATATAGTATACAGTTGAAGAAAAAGCAACTGAAGAGAGTATATCTGACACATATTCAGAATGCGAAAAAAGTATGTCGCTGCCAGTGCCGTCCGTTCCAAATGAGGGCGGACGAGCAACAGCAGCTCCTGCTTCTAACGGCATCATCATGTGCGAGAAATTCATCTTTCCATGTAGCTCGTTCTTCCTAAGTTTATATTTACCTAAACCAGTGATCTGCTTAAACAGACCAGACGCTATCTCTCCAGTACCCGGAGCTAAGTATTCTGAAAGAGAGGAAGCACCCAAATTGAGAGCTTTACCTCCTAAATGTTTCAGATTTGCAAGGGCATCATCCCAGTAACCGCCCTTTCCCATTATACGAGGCACTCGATTTTTATTTATCTTGTACTTTCCTTTACCCGTAATAACAGGAGCCACAGCTGCTTGCACAGCCGTTACGGCGGCACGTTTGGCTTGACGCTTAGCCTTGCGTTTAAGTTTTTGAGCAACAGATTTTGGCATTGTATTAAATTGAATCAGAGAACGTATTTATCGGCCTTGGTACCACACCGAAGCGACAAATGTGGGCCGATGTCAACCCTGAATACTGACTCCACAACTCTGCATCTGTGAGATGATTTTTAAGAGCCTGTTTGATCGCCCACGTGTGCGGACGAGGAATCTGACTCACCAAAAAATCAAAGAGAGACGAAAACCAATTACGGCATGACTCGCATGCAAAGGTTTCATTTCTCAAACCACAGCATCGTATAATGGAGTATGCGAGTGTTTTCTCAGTGGAGAAACGCACCATAGAACATCGCATCTTCTGACAATCAATGTCAGGAAAATACATCTCCAAATCTGTGCCGGGGATCTTCATAAGTTTAAAACGATGACCAATAAACGAGATATCCCTAAATCGTTTAAATTCATCGTGCTCAAATTCATAGACCATGCCAATTTCCGGCGCAGTCCTATTTATCGAGACTTTATTAAAATATTTTTGTATTGATGGGTGAACACTCAACAACACGTCGTCGCCAACAATGGCAAGGCGGGTCAACTCCTTAAACTTTTCATAAGTCCTAAGTTCAGGAGGTACATTTCGTTTGTAATGGTACACAAAGTCCATGAAATTTTTCAATATATTATCAGGAGTTGTACTGGCTTGACCAGACAAATTTCCAGTCCAGTGGTAATAGACAGAACCGTCAATATCCACTATTAGACCTTCATATATTTGCTTTTTCAACTCAAACAACCTCACTCTATTCACAGGGATCCGCCAATTAGTTGACAGAAAATTATACCGCAGCTCATATATCAAATCAAATGCCAACGGGAAGAAACTCGAATCGAACTTCTTACCATCAATTGACAGGAGACAACATATATCACCCCAAGGGCACATATAATGATACAGGCGATCGGCACCACCATGAAAGAGATTCAAACCTAAAGCACTAGCATTATCATCGAGACACGCGTTTTTCAAACGAATGTTCTGATCCATAACAAAGAAACTGTGAGCAACTAGATGATTGACATCAATCGCCACAACAGTTCTCGCATTATTGTCAAGAACTTTTTCCGTTTCACGCAGTTCTTCTTTAATAAATGCCATAGCAAATGGTTGAATTGGTCGTTCAGTTTCCAAACTATCCCAATATTTATTGAAAAAATTCGCATCAGGACCTATCCAATATGCCTGTTTATCAATATACTTCAGACACCAAGGATATCCTGGTTTCTTTGATGGGTCAAGATGGTTCGTCAAGAGATCATCGTATGAAGTGCATACACTACCCTTCATGCAATGAAACTCCCTATACAACCAATCGGAACATTGCACATATTCATCTCGCACATCCGGAGCCAAAACACATGGCTTATTGTAACGTGACAGCGCCTTCCTCGATATTAACACCGAGCGTGGCACCACCATGTACTTATCATACTTCTCAGTATCACCTTCAGCTCGTAACCACTGAAGAACATACTCATCATCATAGTTCGGGTTCTTCGGCTTAAAAGCACGATAAACTCTGGCAACATTAGGCAAGGAGCAGTCCTCTGTGGGCAGGCGATTGATAACACGAGAGAAGCCGGAAGGATAACGTCCAAGGAGCTGGCTTACGCTCTTTGGACTCGCGAGTTTGTTGGAATCAGTGCACTAGGAACAGACGGAGAAACAGATGTAGATAAAGCAGATTCATGCTTGTCAGTGGGTTTTGCACCAACTGATTTTGCACGTGTACGTTTCCTCTTCGACTGTAATTCATCCCAATCCTTGACCGAATACACATTACGATGCACATTCACGTGCTTTCTGAGACAGTGAGGGTTGCGACAACTACCAAATTTCTTTTCAAAATCGCAAATTTCCACAACTGCCTCCGCCTTGCCACTTCCGCCCATGACAGGATGAGAAACAATATTGGTCGCGTGACTTCTCGCACACAAATCAAAATATTCTCGATCCAATTGCAATTGATACAACTGCTCCATATCCCGCGCCAAAAAATTTGCCTTCGAAATCAAATCTCGACGCATAATCTCAGCAGGAGGTAAAGGAGTGCCATCAGCCAACTTTCTAATAAGAGTAGGCATTGTATCTTCTGCGGACAAAACGGCACGTTTTTCAGGTTGATTACATGTTGCTGCCCTCGCTGCAACTGGTGTCACCACTGGACGGTCCACGGGCTTACTCTTCTTCTTCCCATAGTCCTCCGCAGCAACAACCGGTACAGTAAATGACAATCCTGCAGCTGGGCCCTGAATAACAGGGCCATGGTCACCAAAATTCACACTTGCGTGTGGATTGGTACCACTAGCTGTCACCATAAATGGTGGCAGAGAAACAGGTTGTACAGCAGGCTGAGTATTAATAAGTTTTGCATACTGTTGATCAACAGACACAGCGGTTTTCATGCTAGCGTTGGAAACAAAGTTTTGATTCATTGCCAACAAATGAGCATTCAAACCTTCACTGGCAGGGTAAAAACGGACCTCCGAAGAGGGAACCGTATTACCAAGCCCATGAAAACCGATAATTCGACCATCATTCTTTGCGATATAGATACCACCACAGGCACCTTCAACGCTAGAGCCAGTATATCCAAAATATTCAATTGGCAAACTAGATTGACCAAGATACCCACTTTTTGTTACACACCCATCAGAGTGTTTAACAGTGCGAGTCTGGTCAGTCCAATACAGAGTACATTGTTCACCATCAATAGGTCTACGGAAACGACACTGTTTATTACTGGCCATACCATTTGGTAACTTAACTATCACAATATCCACAATATTGTCAACAGTACGAGCTTCATCACTAACATTATAGGAAACTTTCCCAACCATGCAGTGAGCACCCGTTGTGCCGACAACACCATGACGTGCAACAAACAAACAATTACCAGCCGGAAAACAGGTTGTCTGAATAACATCAGAACCACGCTTCGCAGAAACCATATACAACAAGGGAGTCGTTAAGATAGGGGAACCAGATCGCACATGTTCAACATGTAAGGAACTATCAACGATACCAGCACCTCTATCCCACCCGACAATACCTCTCGGGGCTGTAGGATCATCAAAATCCACAGCTGGATCCCAATCATCATACGGATGGAAAATACCATACTCCCAATCAATTTCATCCTCGCGCACATAATCGAGCTCACCAGTGACAGGATTATAACGATAATAAGAATCGTCGCCAACATTACCATTAGCTAGACGCTTTTGTTTCTTAAAATACCGTTTTTTATCCATCCTGTCCTTCTTTGCTTTGGCTGCTTTCAACCTCTCAGACTTTTTAACCTTCGGTTCAGCATAACTGCTCCCACGATACAATCTCACCAACGCAACAAATGCTGCAAACACAGAGATGACGAGGAACATGGACACAACTGGGTGCCCACGAATCCAAAAAGCAAACGAATGGTAAACGCGATCAAATGCGCAATGATATTTGACACGAGCCCATCGCGTAATAGGCTCTCCAGCAAAAGGTGTAGTCTTGTTGCGACGCTCATAAATGAGTCTCCCAACAGAGTATACAAAATAAAAAGGGGTATACTGCCACCACACATTCTGATCACCATACAATATTGGAGAATAACCAATGCCATACCGAGTTTCACTAGCAACATGGGCTGAAGATGTAGAAACAGTTTCGGATTCCTCCTGCATCTGTTCCATTGCCTCCTTACCCTGTGCATGCCACTCCTCAGCATGTTCAGTAGATTGTCCAAATATTTCACCAGTGATCCCTTCAATAGAAGACCAGATTTCACTGAACCCCCCAACCAATGTTCCACAATCTTTCCACAGTCTAATCCACATTTGCACCTGTGCAATCATCTTGGGGTCATATAACAAACCAGTGATACCGAGTCCCATGCAACACAATTTACGAAGTGTGTGAGACTTAGCACGGGCTGCTCGTTTATCGGCTTCGCTGTAAGCATTACCAACACATATACGACCTGCAACAAGTGCACCAAGAATAAAAAGGACCACAAGTACACAATGAAGAACGTTGCTGAAAGGGACGACCACTCCACCAATGACCACCGTTGATCGGGCACGCCACATCGTGACACCCAAGCAAGACACCATAGCCCCAAAACATATTGAGAGCCAATATACAAGAGGGTATTCCGGAAAAAGAATGACCCCCAGTGCCCAGTGACCATAGTAAGCAGCAGTACCAATACAAGCGTACACAGCACAAGGGTAACTATTAAGATACCCAAGCAAGTTCTGTGACATGACTGCAGATAACGAGAAGGAACGAAAAAAGAAGATAAAATTCTCAAGGCTAA